GACCACTCCCGGCCCGGCTATCGACTATGATTTTGTCGCCGCCGATATTGCCCGGATTGTTGCTCCGCTCAATTTGCAAACTATCGCGTTCGATGATTGGCATATGGCCGACTTGCGCGCCGCCTGCAATCGCATCGGGCATGTTCCGCCGATGTCAGTATTCCGACAGGGCTTCAAGACGTTCGCGCCTGCGGTGACTCAATTCGAAGTGCTCGCCAATGAGGGCAAGCTTCGCCATGGCGGTCATCCGGTATTGGCATGGTGCATTTCCAACACAACGGTCGAGCTCGATGCGGCCGGCAATCGCAAGCCCGACAAGCGCAAGACATTCGGCCGGATTGATCTTGCGGTAGCGGCGATCATGGCGGTTTCGGCGATGCGCAAGCCAGTGCTGGAAATGGCGGCGCTTATCGCATGACCGGATCGCCTCAATACGATTGGCAGGCTGATGCCTACGGATCGTGGCAGTTGGCTTTAGCCGCGATCCGCGAGCGGATGATCAGGGAACGGTTGATCAAGGAAAATGATGCGGCGGACGATCAGGCATGGTTCGAGCGCATGAGGAGGCGAGTGGACAATGGCGAGTGAAAATCAGATGGAGACTTTCGAATCGGTTCTGAAGGTGCTCAAGGATTTGAACTTTGAGATCAAATCGATCGAGTTCGACACCGAGTCCGACAAGGTGACGATTTACATGATTGATCGGCAGGAGCAGCAATTGGTCCGCTGAAGAAGGATACTGCCATGTTTGAATACATGGAACGCAAGCTGGCGCCGCTTCCCGATGCTGCGAGCTCAGCAGAGTTTATCCTGTCGGATGGCGAGCCCGACCGCATGGGCGACATCATCGATCCCGAGGGCTGGCAGATCAGCAAGTTCTCTCCGATCGCGCTGTTCAACCATTCGCGCGGCGACATCATCGGCAAGTGGGAGAAGGTCAGGGTCGAGGCCAAGGCGCTGCGTGGTGCGCTGAAACTCGCCGAGCCCGGCACCAGCCCGATTGTCGATATGGCCCGCGCGCTGGTCGATCAGGGACTCCTCGACACTGTGTCGGTTGGCTTCCGGCCGATCGAGCGCGAGCCTGTCGATCCCAAAGATCCGTTCGGTCCGCAGCGGTTTCGCAAGGCGGAGCTCATCGAAGCTTCGCTCGTCTCGATCCCCGCCAACCCGCGGGCGCGCCGAATTGCCAAGCAGTTTTTACCCGAGGATCAATATCGTCGTTTATGTGCCGCGTCAGGCGCAACGCGAGACGGCGATGGCGAGCCCAAGTCTGTGGCTATTACTCGGTCGCAACCCGGCAAGTCTGCCGAATCCAAATCAAATCCTCCGAAAGTTAAATCAATGGAAGGTCTATCTCCACAGCCGATCGGTAAAAAGATCGAGGTTACCGAACAGACGCTTGTTACCCTCAAGGATCAGCTCACCGATCTCGGCAACAAGATTGCACAAGTTGAATCGCCAACTGACGAACAGCAAACCGAGGTCGAGGCGCTCGCCGCCGAAATTGATGCCAAGGAAAAGTCACTCGCCTCACTCAAGAGCGTAGAGGCACGGCTTAAAACTAAGGCGGTACAGGTTGCGCCACCGAAGTCCAATATCGCGGCATTCCCCGGCTTTGAGAGAAAGGCGCTGCAGCCACGCGATTATTACTACAAGGCGGTGACTGCTGCGGTGATGGCGCAATTGTGGAAGTCGCGCGGCCGCATGGTCGCGGCTGAAGATATGGTCAAGGAGCACTACGGCAACGACGAAGCAATGCAGCTCGTTCTCAAAGCCGCGACCAATCCGGCAAACACGACAGTCGCTGGATGGGCTCAGGAGCTCGTCGGCACGGTGATGGCCGATTTCATGGCTGCACTGCCGGTGTCATCGATCTATCCGGGGCTATCGGCGCTGGGGCAGCGCTATACGTTCGGCCGCGCCGGGATCATCAAGATCCCACTGCGCAACACGGTCGCTCTGGGTTCGGCGGGCGCGTTGAACGGCTCATTTGTGGCGGAAGGTTCGCCAATTCCCGTCCGTCGTGCTTCGCTCGGGTCGATTTCTCTAACGCCAAAAAAGATGGCGGTGATTTCTTCGTTCACGCGTGAAATGGATTTGCATTCAACGCCGTCAATCGAGACGGTCGTGAGGCAGGCTATGAATGAGGATACCGCCCGGGCGATAGATGCGGCGTTGGTAGGAACGACGGCCGCCGACACCGTCCGGCCGGCTGGCTTGCAGGCGGCAGCTAATTCGCCGGTCTCGGTTGCGGTGAGTACAGCAACTGCGAGCTATGACAAGATGGTTGCCGATCTCAAGGGGCTGATCAGTGCAATTGTCAATAACGGCGGCGGTGAAACGCTGGTGCTGTTGATCAATCCCGCCGATGCACTGAGTTTGCAATGGGTGACGATTGCCGACGGATCGTTCCCGTTCGATTCGGTGCAGAATGGCAACTTGCGCGGCCTGCGAGTTTTGCAATCGTCAACCGTTACCGTAAAGCAGCCGATCATGGTCGACGCCAACGAATTCGCGAGCGTTACTTCCGATAGTCCGGAATTTGATGTCTCCGATCAGGCGACGATTCATGAGGAGGATACAACGCCTTTGCAGATTGCCACCGGCGCTCAGGGTAGCGGTGTTTTGGCAACGCCAACACGATCGCTTTGGCAAACCTACTCGGCGGCGATTCGCATGATTCTTCCGATGAACTGGGCAATGCGGCGAACCGGAATGGTCAGCTTCATGGCCGGTCCTATCACTTGGTAGAAGGAACATTTCCTATGGCTGAAAACGATCCAGTGAAGCCGCTTCCCGGCCAACTACAAACCTGGGATCAAGTCCCGCCCGAGGCGCTGGCAACGCCGCCTAGCGGGCATCCCTATGACCCTCCCGAGATCGAGACGCCGGAGGTGGCAGCGCTCCGCGAGGCCGAAGGCTTGCCACCACCACCACCGCGTAAGGTCAATGCGCCGGGCGCCGCGGCGGGCGATCGCCATCGCGCCGACCAGGAGCGGCAAAGGGCGGAAGCAGAACGTCGGGCTGAACACGCGAGAGCGCAAGCACGCAAGTGACGTTCTATTCCTCCCTGAAGAACGTCGTTACTCGAGCTGCCAGGCTCGAGGGCGGGCGGCTAACCACGCCGCTCGCTCCTGTTTCCCAGCCCGAACAAGGCTGGATTCCAATGAGCTGGCCGCTTAACTTCTGGCAGTGCGGCAATAACGTACTGCCGGATTTCCCGTGCTCCACGGTCGATGCCTGCATATGGGCCTATGTGCGGGCCGTTGCGCAATTGCCGGGTTATCACAAGATCGAGGATGACGATGGCGGCGTCTCCAATGTCACCACATCGGCGCTGTCAAGGATCTTGCGATACCCCAACAGCTATCAGACGCGCTCAGATTTTCTGACCCATGCCATTCGATCTTTGCTCTACACCGGCAACTGGTACAGCTTGGCGATCCGCAATGCGCGTCAGGAGGCGGCGGAGCTCCACTGGCTCAATTCGACCATGGTGAGGCTCGTCGATGTTGCCGTCGAAGGCCAGTTTCTTCACGAGATTTTCTACGCGATCGGCGGCGCTTCGCCGATCATCGACTGGGCGAGTCTCACCGAGGACGGCAGGACGGTAGTGCCGGCGCGCGACATCATGCACGTCAAGCTCGCAACACCGCGCAATCCACTGATTGGCGAAACCCCGGTGGCGTCGCTGTCGGCCGATCTCGTCAATCGATCGGCGATGTCCTACGGGATGCAGACGTTTTTCAACAACTCCTCGCGGCCGTCAGGGGTGATCACTACTGATCTCGAACTCGGAACGGCACAAGTGGAAGATCTGCGCCAGCGCTGGGCGGCGCAAACCGTGGGAACTGCGGCGGGCGGGACGCCTATTTTGACCCATGGCCTGAAGTGGCAGCAGACCGGTATTTCACAACGTGATTCCCAGGTCATCGAGGCGCTCAAGCTTTCTGACAAACAGATTGCCGGCATCTTCGGAGTGCCGGGAATTTTGATCGGCGTCGATGACGGGAAGACTTTTGCGACGACCGAGGCGCTGATGAATTTTTGGTTGTCGAACGGTCTGGGCTATCTCCTTGATCATATCGAGACGGCGTTTGATCAGTTTTTCGGACTGGCTGGGGTCGAGGCCGGCGAGTGGACGGAATATGATACCGAGGCGCTGCTCAGGACCGAGCTCTTGACCCGCATCGATGCACTCACAAGAGGCGTCATCGGCGGCATCTATGCGCCGAATGAAGCGCGCGCCAAGGAAGGTTATGCGGCGGTCGAGGCGGGTGATGAACCAAGGGTCCAGCAGCAGGTCGTACCATTGAGTTTTGCGACCAATCCTCCACCGAAGCCCCAGCCTGCGGCTCCGGCTATTCCGGCGGCTGGCGATCAGCAACCGACAGATCAGCAGCCGGTCGATCCGGCGGCCGCGAAGATCATTGATTTAGTGGCTTATGCGAAGGGGTTGGAAGCCTATGAGCTCACCCGCGCTGCAGCGTGACCTTATTCTGGTTGAGGCGGCCAGCAAAGCGGCGGGGCAACTCGTTGGCCGGTTCGCTCGCGAGATGGACGCGAGGTTCAAGGCGCTCGAAGATCGACTTGCCACGCTTGCGCTGACGCCCGGGCCGCAGGGCCTGAAAGGCGATCCCGGCGAAACGGGCAAGGAAGGCCCGTCAGGGCCGGCGGGCGATCCGGGTGTAGATGGTGCGCCGGGACTGGCGGGAGCTGCTGGCGAGGCAGGATTGCCCGGCAAGGACGGCTCTGACGGGAAGTCATGGGTTCCCTGCGGGACGTTCGATCCCGAGACTCGTTATCATGCGCTCGATGTGGTTCAGCACGACGGCGGGGCATGGCTCGCCAGGCATGACGATCCGGGATCGATCGGCGACGCCGGGTGGCAAATGATTTGCAGTCGCGGGCGGGTCGGCAAGCAGGGGGATGCGGGCGTGCGGGGAGGGCCAGGGCCGCAAGGGCCGGAAGGGGCAGGCATACAGGATATCGTCAAGAGCGATGATGGGCGCGGATTGGTATTCCTGCTGAGCGACGGCCGGCATTGGGAGATCGATCTCGGATGAGCCGCACCCTCGCATTTCCAGGAATTAGAGCCGCAGCGGTCGGCTTTATCCGAGAAGGTGCCGCGGCCCCTTCTAATCCGACTCAGGCGGAGACGACGACGCTGCTTGCCGCCATGACAGTGCAGCCTAGCGCTGGGCGTCAAACGGTGATCAACGATTTGATCTTTGCGCTGAAGGGTGCTGGCGTGTGGGCGAAGCTCGATTTCTTCTTCATGCTGGCGGCGCACGATGCCCAGGCGGCGCGTATCAACTGGTTCAATCCGGCGCAGATTGCCACTGCGTCTGGCGGGCCGGTGTTTACAACCGACCGGGGATATGCGGGTGACGGCGTTGCGGCATATCTCGACACCGGACTTAATCCCATAAGCCTTCCATTGCTCAGGCAAAATGATGCGTCGGTCGGCATCTGGTGCCTCATTCCGCAAAGCATCGGTAACGGAATGCTTTCGCAGTTCACGTCGCCCCGGTACTCCATATTCGTGCAGGCCAATTTTACAACGCGCTTATGTACCAATACATCGAATACGGTCGCACTCGTACCTACCAATAGTCATATTTGCACAAGTCGGATTGCTGCGGCCGGATACGACCGATATATCAATGGAGCGCTTCTCGACAGTCCGGTTGCTGCATCTACTGGGGTGGTGACCGATAGCTTTACGATCCATCGGTCTGCGGCATCTTTCTCGGACGGTCAATGCGGTTTGGCGCATGCCGGCAAGGCGCTCACCGCAACTGAGATTGGGAACCTTTATACTGCGTTGCGAACCTACATGACCGCAGTGGGAGTGCCGTGATGGGCGATATAGCAACAATCGCCGATGAGGTTTGGCGTGACAGCGATGATACGCCGGGATCGCCGCCGCACAAGCCGATCAAGTCCGAGATCCGAGACCTCTTCCGCGAAATCGATGGAGCAATTGGCGGCGGCGGAGACTTTCGCGGCCCGTTTCCGAACGACAATATCTGGCTCAGCGAGGAGGGGCTTGCCAATATTATTCCCGGGCTGACCGCGCCAAGCGATGGCTGTTCCAACGTTGCCATCGGCAACCACGCGATGGAGTTCACGACTACCGGCAACGCCACGGTCGCCATTGGTTCTTATGCTGGCCAGTATTTCGGACAAAAGGTTGATCTGGTTGTCAACGGCGATTTTGCTGCCGGCTCGACAGGATGGACGCTCGGTGCTGGATGGACAGTAGCGAGCGGGGCGGCCACTCACGCCCCGGGCTCGGCCTCCAACCTCTCACAGATAGTGCCAATGGTGGAGGACGTCCCGTACACCATCAGGTGGACGGTAACCGGCAGAACGGCGGGAACAATACAGCGGCAACTTACCGGTGGCACCACCAATAATGGGCCGGTGCAATCAATCAACGGCACCTTCAGCGAGCCGGCAGCTCCAAACCTTGGCAACACGACGCTAGCCTTCGTGGCCAGCAGCGATTTTGATGGCTCGGTCTCGGCAGTTGCTTTCAACGAGCTGTCGGGTCGTTCGAGTGTCTTTCTTGGGTTCGTTGCGGGTCAGTTCGTTGGACAGTGCTCAAGTAATACATTCGTAGGAGGCTTTTGTGGGCAAGGGCTGGAGCACGATGTTGCAACCGGCATAGAGATTTCCGGTACTCACCCGCTGGGTGGAGGCGATAACTGCGGCGTCGGCGAAGCGACGCTGATTCGAATAAGGAGCGGTGCTAACGGCAACGTCGCCGTGGGCTTCAACGCTGGTTTCAATCTCGAAACCGGCGATCAGAATGTCGCCATCGGCACGGCGGCT